ACTGCTGGTGGTCCAGGCTCTTTAGCGTTGACTGCAACTGCAAGCGGTACTCGAATTCCTGAAGAACGGGCATTCATGATAGTGACTCCAACTTGGGGAGCTGTGGATAACATTCTGATTCTTCCGCCCCCAGTTCCAGGAATGATTATTGTCATCGCTGGCACAGCTACTGGTGGCGAGCTCAGGTCTAGCGCTCCTGCAACGATTGGCATTAACGGCGGTGTAGGTACAGATGCTGAATCTGCCATCTCCGCCAACATGATGGTTATTTTGATTTGCGAATCGGCAACTAACTGGAAGGGGTTCACCATTGCCTCTAACGGAACTCTTACTACGCTTCAAGTAGCAGCGCCTTAAGCGAAGGGATAACGTGGTAACCAAGGAACTACAGTTTCCGTCTGGCGTAAACAGACGGATGTCTTTCCGTCAGGAGGCTGGCAGGCGAGACAGGTATTTTTCGCCTTACTCGATGAACGTTAGGACTGAGGATAGTCTGAGCGGTCGATTGCGAGGTGGCTCCTGGGTTCCTGCGTCTGCAACGGCAACAGCAGGCGTAGTACATTCTGGTGGATACATTGTTGCAAATCCTGGAGGTAGTTCCCCAGGCGCCAGCAGTAATGCGGATTGCATTTATCGCGACCGCTTCATTCGTCCCGTCAATCAAGCTATTTATGCAAGCCGACAAGGACTGTACACTGATTGGAAGCTTAGCTCTGACATAAGCGACGTGGGGCGACCGTTTGTGATTCAGCTATCGGAAGCTGGTGAGCTCGGTGGAAATGTTGTAGCGTTGGTTCCGCACAAAGATGCGTACTTGCTGGCTGCAACTGCTAGTTCGCTATGGGCTGTTCAAGGCGACCCGGCTGCCGACGGTGGGCTAAGGAACATTTCTAGGGATGTTGGAATGGTTGGTCCGAGGGCATGGTGTCGCGACCATCTAGACAGGTACTACTTCCTTTCGTCTCACGGTCTGTACACTGTTGGCGCAAGCGGTGAAGGGCTGCAAGCAGTGTCGGAGGATGTTATTCCTGAAGAACTGACTGGAGTTTCGGATGCCGCTACGGTTCTCGAGTACGACCACGAAACTCGCGGAGTGTACATTCACATTCCAGACGAGGTTTCTTGGCTGTTCGATACAGAACGACAAGGGTTTTGGCCGTTCACTGTTGGATACTCTGGTTCGCACGTTGCAATCGGTCCTTTGCTTCTTGGTGACGGAAACACGTTTGGTCGACTTAAGCAGGTCCATGCAATCACGGCTAGCGGCAGCGTTGACATTACTTGGCGAGTTCTTGTGGGCGACACAGCTGAGCAAGTTAGCGTCAACGCAAAGGCTGCTATTGCTGCTTTAATAGATGGAGACGATGCGTTGAATGTTCACAGCACTGGAGTGTGGACGGATGGAATAAACCACAGAAGTTTTCCTCGTTCGAGAGGTCAATACATGATTCTGCTGTTGTCTGCGGAAAGCGGCAACTGGGCTTGGGAAGGTGCGTCAATAGTAATAGAGCCATCAGGAAAGTGGAGGTAAACAGATGCCGATAGAAGTACCAGAGATACCAATTGTTCCAGAACAAAATACTGGTCAAGGCATAATAGACCTTCCTCGCGTTATTAATCCAATTCTAGGTGTAGTTTGGAATACACATACTGTTACTCGCGTACCAGAAAACGTCATGGGATGGCTGGTTGCGCAAGGTTATCAAGTTACTGGCATTACTCAGGATACAACAACAAGCCCACCAACTAATTATTTTGCGCTGACAAAAGAGGAGATGGATACTCAGGCGACGTTGTTGAGCGTGTGCAACGCTTACACGACCGCTGCCAATGAAGCAAGAGATGCCAATGAGTTCCGATACAACCAAGTGGTTGAAAACTGGGCGACGATGGTTAGCACCTCGCACGATCATTTCGACGCGCAGACACAGCAGCAAAATGCTCAAGCTGGTATATTTTTTTCTGATTTAGATAGCTACATGACTGCGATTGAAACGCTAATCGCAGACAACCAGTCGGAGTTTGCGTTAGATGCATCAGAGGCAAAAGTCTCTTTAGTAGCAATGGATGCAAGACTAACTGAGCTCGAAGATAATGCTGCCGCTAACGCGGTCGTTATAGGTAGTTTACTGACGGAACAAGAGACTAACCTTCAGGCATACATAACCAGCTATGACGCTCGACTTGCGGAACTGCAGAATAACGTCACCGACCATATAGCTACAGTGCTGGACGAAGTAAATACTTTAGGAGACGTGCTAGACGATCATGTTACCGATTACTCGCAACAGTTCGATTTATTAGTTGCAAACTACAATTTTCACGTAGCAGACATCGACGCTTTGTTAGCAAACGCGGCAAGCAACGTCGCTACTTACGTGACTAATGTCGACGACATTTTAACTGCGCTCGAAAGCGATTACCAAGCTGTATCAACAGACCTTGGAGCAATCAGGACAAGTGCTGGCTCGCTGCTGACTACTTACGCAACGGATTATCAGGCTGTCTTGGATTTATTGAGTGGTGATTATTCTACTCACGCAAATCTGACCAGGAACATCATAGCTTTCTTAGCTTCCGACTACATTCCGCACGCAACGGAAACAAGAAACATCACAAGTCTTTTGGCTGATGATTACCAATCCCACAGTCCGCTAACAATAGGTTTTTTGAACAATCTTGGCACAACTGACCGGGCCAGAATAAATGAAGAGTTTGCGGCAAGGCTCTCATCGCAATTGCAGATGTTAACTTCCAGAGGACTGTCTACTTCAACGCTCATAACAGACATTACAGAACGCAATCTTCGCGACAGAGACGAGCAAATCCAGGCACTTAATGACCGCTTGATGCGAGAGAAGCTTGACAATCAACACAAGCTTTACGAACAGCAACGAGGCATGCGTTCGCAAACAATGGACAATGAGCATAGGCTGTATGAGCAGCAGCGTATCATGCGGACGCAGACTGCTGACAATGAACACAGGCTTTACGAGCAGCAATCAGGAATGCGTTCCAGAATGATGGAGGGTGAAAGCCAGCTGCATTCTGTCAGGCAAGAAGTGCTTCGATATCAAGCATCTCTTATTAGCGGAACCTATGCGTTACTACAAGACACCCGCAATCGCGTGCTGTCAGGTAAGCAAGCCATTTTTTCAGCTAAAGACGCCAACGAAAGGCTTGGAATAGAAGTCCAAACGCGGCTATACTCGCAATTGCAAGACGTGCGGCAAAGAATAATCGAATCTACCGATAGGATTTATCAGTTGCGGGATGTATACGCAAAGTGGGCAAACACTGAAACTCACAGAACCTACGAGCAACTGCAGCAAATAAGACAACAGTTTGTAGAAGCTGTCGAGCGTCAACACGCTGCTAAGCAAACTGTGACACGCGCTGAGATGTCGCAAAGAGACACGCTTCTGCAACAACTGCAAACGGCACTTACTGGCGTCCTTGGTGGCAAGGAAAGATTCTCGAACTTGCTTATGCAGAACGCCAACATGTTGTCTGAGCATAAGCACAGGGCAATTGCTGAGAGAATGAATACGGCAGCACGGAGGCTTGAAGGATGGAAATCCATTGCTGACGAAAACCGCAAGTTGCTGATGTACCAACTAGACGAAAGAAACAAGCTTCTTATTGGTATTTATCAATTTGTTGAAAGACGTGAGGACGTAGGTCCGTCTTGGCAAGATGCAGCAAGAGTTGTTGCTTCGCTTGGAGATGCTGCTGGAGGGTGGATTCAGCCATGATGATTGGCTTGCAGCTTAGAACATGTTTTTGTGTAAATGATTAACTTAAAGGAAAAAGAAAATGGCTAACCCAACAAATTTACCAGGCGACTTGATTGTGCCAGGAGACGTTCGAATAACTGGAAGAATATCTCCAGCGCTGTCTAAAGCAAATGTTCTTGCTTTATCTGAATTGCAATCATTTCCAGTGCCGCTAACTAACTTTCGAGTTTGGGATGCAATGCACACGCTGTTGCCTGGAACGCCAACAACCGACGACCTTGGTTTGATTGGAGGAACGTTCGGCACA